AGATCAAATCAAATTGGTATTATGTATTCTGGGGTATTGCTACTGGTGCTGTAGTTGTAGGTCAAGTTTATATTGGTCTTGGTTATCGTGCAATGACTCAGAGTGTGATTGATCTTGCAGAAGTTTTTACTTTGATAAGAGAAAGCAACGAGTTATATAGAGATAGAAGCACTGATGGATTTCTTTATTGAAAAACTTGACATCATAAATAATTTTTGCTACACTATGTGTAAAGAATAACTTGGATCAGTTCAATTATTCTTCAATCTGTAAATTCCGATTTACAATTAACTATTACATAAAAATCATGACATTCAACGAAGATTTGTCACCATTACAAAATGGTGAAGAGGCTGCCAACAACCTTTCCGAAACATTGGCAACAGAACCAAAAGGTATTACCCAAAAAGGATTACTTTACGATTTAGCAATCCAAACAGTATTAAGAACTTTTGAAGAAATAACATCTGCTAGAAAAAACAATAAGTGGGTTTGTTTTCGAGAATGGTTACAAAGAGAAGAACAAGTTAAAAAGTGGAACTCAAAAGATAAGAAAGCAGCAAAATCATATTTACAAGGAGTATTTCAAACTCTTGGAGTTACTGAGGAGTTTTTAATTTGTGATATAGATTTTCTCATTAGAGATATAGAAGCACAAAAGTTATCACAACCCAAATTGAAAAAATTATGGGATAAAATGCTTAAATGGTTAGTGAGCCATCGTGAGTTGGGAGTAGAGTTTGTAATTTTAGATGGGCAAAATAGAATTAATCATGCACTTGTACCATTTAGATATAACAACCTAGCAATTTCATTAGCATATAATGGTTATGTACATGAAAACGTAACTTATTCAAGTCTTGATGATTATACAAGGCAACAGATTAATGAACGTCAATTTAGAGTTTCAGTTATCTCAGGTGGTGATGTAACTAAAGTTGTTGATAAGTTAATTAACATTAATGACGGAGAGCCATGGGGAGATCACGAGAGAAGAGATGTTTTATGGACTTCAGTTTCATTTGATATTAAATCAATCGCATCATATCCAAACACAGTTAAATTACATACCAATACACTAAAGAATATTTGGACAGGTAATTATGCACTTCATAAAAAAGGTGTGACATTGTTCATTGCTGAAATGTTACACTATATTAGAAATGATGGTAATTTAGGAAGTCCATCATCACTCACAAAAATGTATAATGCAGTTGATGAGAGTATTGAAAGTCAATTAGAACTATTAAACAATTTGTTTAAAATGGTTGCTAATAATTTTCCAAAAGCACAAACAGGTAAAAACTTCTCAAAAGAGACTTATAGGGATATTTACATATATCTTTTGATGCTTATTCGTCCACCTGTAAACTCAGACATTAAAAATAAATTATCAACCAGTGATTTATTTAAGTTAGATCAAATTAAAAACCCACAGTTACTTATTGATAGAATAATTCTCGCACACAAGAAAAAATTTGCAGATAGAAGTCAAATTATACCTTTTAGGAAAAAAAGTAATGTATCCTTAAGTGATGAAGAAGTTAAGAAGATGGAAAGTAATGGAGATGGTGGATTAATTTTGTGGTCAAACGCAAATGCAAGGCCAGGCACTTATCTTGCTCATCATTCTGGTTCTAGTAAAAGTGATTTAACAGCAAGAGTAAATCTATTTTATCCTGATCTCATGGAAATTGTTGATGAGTGTTTATCTGATGGTACATTAACTTCTAAAGAACCAAGAAAAATCACATCACATGATAAAATGGTTGCCGAAGTGAAATACTTTAATTCTAAATTGGATAATCAAGAGGAATTAAAAACTACCATTGATAAGGAATTACATCATCAATTATCCGTTAAAAATGGTGGAGATAGCAACATTGAAAACTTAGATTATATTAATAAGGAAGATAATCGTACTTTGGGCCCTAACTAACCAATTTAATAACTGTCACATCCCCTTGAAAAAGGGGATTTTTTTTGCTATACTAATATTATTAATGAGATTTTGATGCAATTACGTTCACACCAGTTAGATTCACTTGTTGCTATGCAACAGTCTGATAAAGGTCAGATTATTGTACCCACTGGTGGTGGTAAGACAATGTGTATGATCGAAGATGCACAGTATAGATTCGATATGAACAGTGTATCAAAGACAATCGTTGTTGTTGCTCCTCGTATCTTACTTGCAAATCAGTTATCAGCAGATTTTTTAGAGCATATCACAAATGCAGATGTGATGCACGTTCACTCAGGAGAGACTCATCACTTCAGTAGTACAAAGACAGCAGTGATTGAGAACTGGTATCACAACAGTATTAACAATCAGTTGATCTTTACAACATACCATTCATTACACAGAATCACAGAGTCACTTGATATTGAGATTGATACAATATACTTTGATGAAGCACACAACTCAGTTCAAAGAAACTTTATTGAAGCAGTTGAGTACTGCTCAATGTATGCACAGAGATCATACTTCTTTACTGCTACACCGAAGCACTCTCGTACACCTAAAAAGATTGGTATGAATGATGCTTTCATCTTTGGTGATGTGATTTGTAATGTGCCAGCTCCTAAGTTAGTTGATGAAGGTCACATTTTACCACCAAAAGTTGTGGTCAAAAAGATTGATGTTACTGACGATAGTCGATTTGGTTATGAGAAAGATTGCGACCATATCATAGAAACGATTGATGATGTTGATGTTGATAAGATTCTGATATGTGCTAGATCAACAAAGCAAATCGTAAATCTAATTGGACTCTCAAAGTTTGTTAGTGAGTTAGCATGGAGAGGTTACTCTTATATGTTTATCACATCAAAAACTGGTGGTATCATTGATGGTGAGAAGGTTACAAGAGAAGAGTTCTTTGATGTTCTCAATGCTTGGGGTAAGACAGACAAGAGATTTGTAGTTTTACATCACAGCATACTATCAGAAGGTATCAATGTCAATGGTCTGGAAGCAGTATTGTTTCTAAGATCAATGGATTACATAGGTATCAGTCAGTCGATTGGTCGTGTTATCCGATTAGGAAACTGTCACAAGAAGTTTGGAATCGTATGTATTCCAGTGTATGATAAGGTTGGGATCAGCACTTCCAGAAAAGTACAGGCAGTTGTTGACACCGTATTCACAGATGGGCAACCAGCTATTTCTATCGTAAGATCATGACACTTAACAGAAGAAGTTTACAGTACGCACAGTGGTCACACTACCTAATTTGTGGTTTACTAAACAAAAAAGAACTATCTTATTATCCAATTAAATTTAATTGGAATGAACCTGATTCTAAAAGGTTGTTGACGAAAGTAAAATATGATAATGTTTTTCATGCCACAAATCATCACACTGGATTTATTACACAAGGTGCGATTGATGCAAGAATAAAGTATGATTTGAACCCTAAATTTGATAAAGAGGGTAAAAAGAAATCCTACCAACCTTGTTACGATCATGTAACAACACCACAATTTGTATCACGTTATCTCGTAGATTGCAGAAGAGAAATTTTTGATTATTCAGAAAAAGGGTGGAATGAATATCTTTATTGGTTTGAGTTCGCTACGAGTGTAATTGAAACAACTAATCCAGAAAATACTGCTATTAGAAAATTTACAAAATTTAGAAAAGGAAAGTATGAAATATATGAATCAAGTGATAAGAAATACAGTAGGGCAGGCCTCGTCTTATGTGAAAGGCCTGATGGTGTAAAGGAGTGGTCAAAGGCTGTACCAACTGATAAAGTTTTTACATTCAATCAAGATTTTCTTGATTATGAAAAGCAATTTTTAGTAAATTGACCATAGCACACAATGTGCTATAATGTAAACATCACTATTCAAAACAATGCACGATTCAACACTTGATTTATTTGCAAAAGTTGGTATTGATGCCAACGATATTGAGGCTCTGTCTGCATATTATGAGGTTACTTGTGACTATTATATGCAAGAGTTTTTAGGATTGGAGGATTTACT